CATGAAGTTCATACCCCTAGCCGACTGGATCTATAATTGGCATGTTTTTCTCGCCAAGATCCCGTTAGATAGGACTGATCTGCAAGATCCAGCTGAATCAGCTTGGATTAGTAGACAGAGTGAAGTCTCAGGTATAGAGGACTACAAATACGACCATGTTGAAGCGTTGCGCCACATAATTTCATGGCTCTACGATCATCCTCTTGAGGAGGACTTTCTTGGCAGGCATGGTCCTGGATCAACAAACATTGGCGCTAAAACGGTTCTTGATAAAGAGCTCGCTTATTCGCCAACGATCCAGTCGCTTTCTGTCGAACCTTATGAAAATCCTATTAGACCAACTGTCATAGGAACTCGTCCTGAAAACTCTGTTCTCAGGAACGTTCCAAAAGACATAAAGTCTCTACGTCCGATTACGATGGAATCAGTAGCCATGCAACGAGCACAACAGAGGTTGAAATCTCAGTTGTACTATCATGTCGATAGTAAGCACGTTTATGCAGGCCAGTTCGTACGTTTCGGTTCGCAGCTAGGATCGCGGGCTCTTGCCTTAAAAGGCTCGAGTACTTCTGTCTCTAGAGATAGGCGTCCGGCCACGATAGATTTATCATCGGCGTCCGACTACCTTTCTAGTGATTTAATCACTCATATCTTCACTGGAGACCTTCTACATGCCTTGATGGCATCTAGGACGTGGTCAGTCGATACTGACCGCTACTCCGATGTAGAAGTGAAGATGTTCGCGGGTATGGGTAGCGCAACGACTTTTCCCGTTCAAACTTTCGTTTTTATCGGGATCGCGTTGCTCGCCGTTTATCGCTCTTTATACAAGCGAGATTTCGGCGGTATCACTACGAGCGTCGAGTCGGTTATCGAATACCAGCGCGACGTCATACCTGCCTCAGCGCGCGCAAAATCGAAAGATCATGTCTGGTCTTTCTTGCGATACGTTAAGGTCTACGGGGATGACATCATCATTCCTGATTTTGCCACCGACGAACTGTTCATGCTTCTTGAACACTTCGGCCTCAGAGTGAACTTCGGAAAGTCCTTCTTTGGGCGTTCTGCTGTTCGCGAGGCTTGCGGTATTTTCTCCCTCGCCGGAAGGGATATAACTCCGGTAAGGTTTCGCGTTCCTTCACTCCATAAGTATGCAGATTTTGCATACCTCGAAAGTCTTAGGATGCTCACCAACCTATCATTTCTGAAAGGCTACCGTGTACTTTATCGATTACTCCGGCGACGTCTCACGAATACTAAACCATTCTTGAAGCGACAAAGGGGTGAAAGATCGGGG